AACATTATATGTTACACCAATTTTAGCTTCTCCTGCATAATTATAATTCATGTTTTCCAGCATTTGGAGTATAGGCTCTATAGGCTTATCCGAAGAGTCGAATCCGATAAAAGCAAAAAGATTAGAAATGCCACCTAAAGTCCCACTAATATTGCTGCTGCTTGGTCCAGCTATCAGCTCAATGGTTACTGGATGACTAAGGAATTCTTTAATCATCTCAGACTTAATTTTAAGAAACTTCTTCTTAAACTCTTTTTCAAATGGTCTTTTTAAAGCTTTTGGGGCTTGTTTTTGTATAGCCATTTGGACATCTCTAGGTAGACCAGCCATTATTCGTCAGTTGGAGTGAGTAAAAAAGTATAAAATTTATTTGTGGTTAATCCACGGGGAGAGCCATCACTTTTGATCGCAAATCTAATTCCGTCTAACTCAACCCTTCTAGCTTCCTGCAAAAACTCATAAGCATCACTTTTTACAACAATTTTTACGGAGCCGTTTGGTAGGATAATTTTGTTTTGAGTTCCTTGTTGGTTTTCATTATTAGATAAATAATCTTCATCCATATTGACATAATAAACTCTAGCATCAAAAGTTTGGGATTCTGTGGTGTATTGCACATTTGATTTAGAGCCTGTGTTCGTCCTACCATAAATACTGTTATATTTAGCGTTTGTAGAGATCACAGTTCTTTTAGAATTCTTAAAGACGGTGATAGTCCGTGCAAAAGTCTCATGCAATGTATCATACGTTGCATTAATCGCAGACTCCATATTAGAAGATAAAAAACCAGCCATGTAGATAATTACACATTTTTTGTTATAATAACTAGGATAAAGGATGAATGCCAAAAAAAATTTAAATAAAAAGTCTGTAGATGAAGTATCTTCATTGTTCAAGATGATGTTAATTATGGTGGAAGACATGAAGAAAGATCATGATTTTCACTATCAGAAGCTATATGAAGCTATTCCAGAAAAATATCACCCAGTAATTAAAACGGCTGATCACTTCACCCCAGATAAAGTTTCGTGGATTAGGAAGAGGATTTTGGACTTTGGCAACGAAAGTTTGCGTAATGTGCAAAATGAAATAGAAAATTACAAAGTTGAATTTATATTTAAGTAGGAATATGGAATTAAAATTACTATATCAATTCACAGTTGATGAAATCAAAGAGGTGGAAAAAGAATCCTCTAGGAAAAACAAAAAGACTGGTGAAGTTACGATTACTAAGAAAAAGGTAAAGGAAAAAGTACCTCTTGAGGTAAAAATCAAGAAACCTTCTCGTCGCGAGTTGGAAGATGCTGAGCTTCAATACACTATCGAAATGAGTAAGTGTATTAAGCAGGGTATCCTCACAAAAGCAATGCTTGCAAAAAAATATAGCGATACTGGAGGAGCTTTTACTGAAGAGGGGGAAAAAGAGTATGGCAAGCTATACAAGCAGATTTTAGAGTTTCAGAATGAATATATCAAACTTGACTCAGCCACCAAACTTGACGCAAAGCAGAAAAAAAGGCTTGAATTCCTTAAGGAAGAGATCGCCAGAGTCAAAAGAGAGTTGGTTGAAGTAGAGACAAATCTACAAGGTTTATTTGAATACACTGCTGATGTTAAAGCTCAAAACAAACTCTTACTGTGGTACGCTCTTCATTTAACTTACATCCAAAAGGAGGAAGATGAAGAGCCTATCCAGTATTTCAAAGGTTCTGATTATGACGAAAAGCTTGAGGATTATTATGATAAGGAGGAAGAAAACTCCGATGTTTATCAGCAGGTTATCAAACAGGTTTCTACCACACTAGCTTTTTGGTTCTACAACCAAGCTTCCTCGCAAAAGGAGTTTGAGGAAATCATGGACAAAGTAGATAAGGGTGAGTTATAGTGACGAATTTTATACCTCCCTTATAGGGGAGATATTTGACGGATACAGCGTCTCGGCCTTTGAGGGTCGAGACGTATTCGTTAAACACATAAACATAAGAGACCAGAAGTATATACATTCTTATTACGAAAAGTATAAGAATATTGCTTTATCTAAAGGTGTTGAGTCTCAAGAAGACAGGGAAGCTTACATCAAGCAAGAGGGCTTGTGGGAAGAGTCTGACGATATGAAGATAATGTCCCTCACAGAAGAAATTAAAAATCTTAAAAAGACAAAAGAATCTGTATTCTTGCCTTCCCAACAAGACTCTTTTCAAAAGACTATCGAAGAGAAGTCTGTTGAATTATACGATATAACGAAAAAGAAAGTTGAGATAGTTGGTTTAACCGCAGACAGTTACGCCTCCAAAAGATCTAATGATGAGATGCTTAGATTTTGCCTTTTTAAAGACCCCGACTTTACTGAAAATTTACATACCGAAGATGAATTTTCGGAACTTGAAGCTCGCCAAGTAATGTTATTAAGTGCTATCGTGACAGAATCCTCTGATAAAATGTGTGAGGATAATATTAAGCATGCTGTTTTGAGGCCATTTTTTGGTATGTATATTTCCAACTGTGAGAACCCTAGCGATTTTTATGGAAAACCTATAGCCAATCTCTCTGCTTATCAAATGAAGGTTGCTATGTATGGCAAGGTGTTTAATAGTATTTTTCAATACACCCAAGATATTCCAGATAATATCAGGGAAGATCCAGATAAATTGCTAGCTTACTCAGAAAGCCAGAGAAATAAAGACTCCAATAAAGGGGGTATAAGAGACGATGCGGATGCTTCAGCCGTATTCGGGGCAACTAATGAAGATATGAAAACTGTAGGTAAAGATGCCAAGACTGTTTCTTTATCAGAAGCAGCGAAAGAAGCTGGCGGTAAGTTAGACATGAAACAAATGATGAGATTAGCAGGTCATGATGTGTAATATTAGTGTATATACACACTAAAGGAACAAGATTATGCCCATCAAATTACCAACTGTACAAACAGGCTTCGAAAGGAGCGTTCAGGAAGCGGCTAAAAAAGTCGGCAAAAATTTGAGAATCAACATGGGGCCGGGGGCCAAAAGTGTTGAGGGTTTAAGTAGACCTTTGGGACGATTAACTGGTAAGGCTGATGAGTTTACCAAATCTATGGAGGCCGCTAACGCCCGTGTTTTAGCCTTCGGAGCATCTGTTGGAGTTATTGCTGCTGTTTCAAACGCCTTAAAACAGTTGGTTACGACGAGTATCGAAGTTGAGAAAAGTTTAACTAACATAAACTCTATTCTAAAACAATCAGAATCACAGCTTGATGGTTTTAAAAACCAAATTTTTGATATTGCTAGAAATACAGGTCAAACTTTTGATACTGTAGCCGAGGCCGCTTTGGAACTCTCTCGTCAAGGTCTTAAAGCTGAAGAAGTCACCAAAAGGCTTAATGATGCTCTTGTTCTTTCTCGTCTTTCTGGTTTAAGCGCTGCGGAGTCTGTAGCGGGTTTGACAGCGGCAGTCAACTCGTTTTCTTCTGCTGGCCTAACAACCTCTGATGTACTTAATAAAATCTCTGCTGCTGCTGCAAGTGCGGCTGTTTCTGATAGGGATTTGATTGAGGGTCTTAAGAGATCGGGAGCAGTTGCTGTTACAGCTGGCGTAAAGTTTGATGAATTGATTGGTATCATTTCTGCGCTTCAAGAAAGGACTGCGCGTGGTGGATCTGTCATTGGTAACTCCCTTAAAACAATTTTCACTAGAATTCAAGATATAGAAAAACTTAATTCGCTCCAAGATCTGGGTGTACAGGTTACAGATTTAGGAGGGCAGGTTTTATCCTCAAGTAAAATTATTGAAAATCTAGCTCCAGTATTTGCTAAGTTAGATCAAGCGTCAAAAGTCAACTTGGCTGATAATCTTGTTGGTAAATTTCAAATCGCCCCTTTCCTCGCTTTACTGGAGGATTACAACCAAGAAGTCTCTAGGAGTGGGCAAGTCGCCGCGACCTCTTTCAATGCTACTAACGAAGCTTACAAACGTAATGAGGTTCTAAGTCAAACTTTGGCTACCGCTATAAACACAACTACTGTAAGCCTTAAGGAGTTGGCTAACGCTTTAGGTGAAATAGGTGTAACTGAAAACTTATCTAAGATAATTGGAGTCTTTAATAGCGTAGTATCTAGCATTACAGGTATTTTAGATGGTGATGGAATAGGGTCTAAGTTCGCTAAAGGGTTAATTAAAGGAATTAGCGCTATAATTTCTGGACCCGGATTGGCTCTAGCTTTGCTCGCTATTGGTAAATTGCTTTTAGATTTTGCTAAGTTTGGTACTGGAGCTTTAAGGACTTTCTTTGGTTTGAATAAAGCTGCTGAAGCTCAGAAAAATTTACAAGGCCAGATAGCAGCATCACTCCTAAACGATAAAGGTATCAGATCCTCCATCTTGTCAATTGAACAGCAGAATATATCTGCGGCTGAAAAGAAAATATTACAGACCAAGTTCTTTACAAAAGCTTTAAATGAGCAGTTGATGGTCATGCAAAAAATGCAAGGCATCGCTATGACTATAGCCCCCGGCGTTATGAAGGGAACAGCCTCAAGGCGTGGTGGAAGAGCTGCTGGAGGATTCTTACCTATTGGCGCGGAAAAATCTGATATTTCTAGAGGTGTAGGTGGCGCACCCGCTTCCGCGAAACCCGTTGTTATTCCTAACTTTGCATTTGGTGGTGGTAAGCGGGGGACAATGGTTGCTAATAGTAGTGAATATATTGTTCCTAATTATGCTAATGGTGGAGACGCTATCTTTAATCAGAACATGGCTTCTTCAATGGGTCTCCCTTCTAATGCTAGGAAGGTGAGGGCGGCAAGTGGGTATATTCCAAACTTTGCTCAAACGCTTTTACAGGGTTTTCGTACTGGATTCGGTGATAAATTAAACAGAAAACATAGCAGGGCCGATTTCTTTACAGGCGATAAACCTAGAACAAACGAGATTAGAGATGTTATGGCAAAACATCCTAATAGCCCTGAAGGTAAAAAGTTACTGGCATTACAAAACCGAAAAAAAGATAAAGGCAAAAGATCTTACATGGCTAATAAACAGCCTAACAAGTCGATCATGCTTGTTCCTAGAAGAGAAAGATTTCTAATGAATGGGTCTGATCATCATTTTATGAAAGCCCCGTACCAATCTAAAGCGGGAAACGGACTAATTGATTTCTTTGAAGGCCCATCAGCTGGAATTTCAAAAAGATTGAAAAAAGACAGTGTAGAGGGTGGCAGATTTAAGACATTACTAACTTTGGATAAAGATATAGAAAAAGCTCTAGCCAGAGGAGTTAATGGTATATTTACTAAATTTAGAAAGAAGGCTGGGATACAAGCTTTTAAGGAGAAGCCTAAAAGGATTACATCTGATAATATTAAAAGTATAATGGAGAAGGGCGGTGCGGGAGCGCTTGGAGCTATTAAGGGCGCTACTTTTGAAGCTTTAATGAAGGCTATTGTTGGAAAAGTAAGTCAAAATGCCAAAGAAGGAGAGCTTGATGTAGATTTCTCAAAAGATGAAGGCAATCTTCTTGATACAATCTTTGGCATCACAGGTAAAAACTTTAAATTTGGAGATTTTAAATCTTCACGCAGCGGGGGAAATAAGACTAAATTTGCTAAACAAGTTCTTGATAACGTTACAGGTAAGGTTGAAGTAGGCAAAAAGGCTAAAACGATTAATAGCAAAACTGCTGCCTCTGGTTATATACCTAACTTCGCTGAAGGAGCTTTAGAGGAAGCTGTTGGTAGAGAGAAAGCTGCTGGTTTACCAGTAAGCCAAATTAGAATTAATCAAAGCGGCAAACTCCGCAACTCGCAAAACCCAATGGGTCTTGCGGTGACTAATACCCGTGATGAGCCTACTGGGGCGATTCCTGCTGCTAGAGGGTTTATTCCTAATTTTAACATTGGTGGTGTCCCTAGCATGGGGGGACTCATGGATAAAAAATTTGAAAAAGCCGCAGATTCAGCTGAAAAATCAGCGAAAGCTTTAGACAAGAACACTAACAATTTAAATAAAAACGCTAAAACTTCAGACGGTCTTACTGGTAAATTAATAGCTGTACAGATGGGTATGAGCTTATTTAATTCTGGATTAGGAGAGGCTACTAAAGAAACGGATGGCTTTAAAGGTGCTTTAGCTGCCCTTGGTCAAGGGGTTGTATCAGCGACTCAGGTATTGTTTATGATGCAAGCTATGGGGATGTCACCCGGGCTTAGACTGGGAAGTAAGGGTGCTGCCGCTAGAACCGCTGTTGGTGTTCGGGGGGCGATGACTTTTGGAGCTAAAGGGGGGGCGCTCAACAAGGCTACAAAGGGGCTTGGCGGTATGATTGGAAAGTTGGCTGGAGGTTTTGGGAGGTTTATTCCAATTCTAGGGACTGCTATTACTGCATTTATGTTGCTTAATCCTTTGATTAAAAAATTAACGGGAGATGGTATAATTGGTCATATTGGAAAAGCTTTAGGGCTTATTGACACTCCAGCGGAAAAAGCTGCTAAATCTCTAACTGAGTTATCTAGAAGAGCTTCTGATGCGTTGTTTGAAGGGGGGAGTCCCGATTTTGTAGCAGGTAAGATAGCAGAAATAAGAACTAAAGCTATAGCCGAAAGTGAAGGGTTGAAAGTATCGGATGAAGATTTAAAAGATCCAAAAAAGGCGTTTGATATAACGGTCGAAGCAGCTTCAAAAGTTTTCGCTAGATCAAATATGACTGAAATGGGGCCAGCGTTTCAGAAATCGCAGCGTGGAGACGCTAATCCCTTCAAAAAAATGTTTCGAGAAGCTTCTTTCTTTCTTCCAAATGACTTAAAAGAAAAGAAAATCAAGGATTTTAAATCAAAAATGGACCCTTCTACACAGAGACCAAGGGCGGCTTTCGATAAATATGGCGTATTACGTAGTGGTCCTACCCTCGATGAATTCAAAGAGAATTTGAACGCGCCCATTAAAAAAACTCTCAGTGAAGATCAGCAAAAAACATTAAGGGATGTTCAAGAACAATTAAGTAAGATTATTTTTCAAGAATTGTTAAGTACTCTTCCACAAGAAACCAAAAACAACTTAAAAAATCAAACGCCTCAAGAAGTCCAAAAACTAGGTATGGATCAAATGAGTTTTTTGAGCGAGACAAATCAACAGTCTTTAACTGAAAATATAGCTGCAATAACGTTGGGTAAAGTGGAGGGAAAAACTGATATTGAACTTGTAGACTCCTATAATGCTATAGAAGCTATTTTAAACAATATAAAGCAGAAGCAAGAAGATATAACAAAATCTAAAGGAAAAGAAGCTGGATCAGCTCTAATTAATACCGCTAACGCCAAAGCTCAATTAAAGTCAACAATTGAACTAAGAAAGGCTCAATTATCAAATACCACAGCAAAAGAAGGAGAAATAGCAGTAGCTAAAATATTAGGAACTCTTACAAAAGGAGAAATAAGAAATGAAGAGCTTTTACTTAAGCTAGATCAGATGCGTATAAGTAACGCTAATGAAAGACTTTCCTTAGTTGCTGAAGAGATAGATAAGATTGAAGGGGTAAAAGAAAACGCTGGAGCTGTAGCGGCTATAGAAGAAAAGTTAAAAAATGTATCTGCGGATACAGTAAATAATACTGAGAAATTTAAAACACTTTTAACTCAGACACTTAAACCTTTCGTAGAAAATGACGAGAAAGCGAAAAGTATTGCTGACAGAATATTAGCTGGAGCAAAAAATACTGATCAACTCAAAAAAAATGGGTTAGATGCTGCTGAAGCTCTTGGTAGAACTACAAACAACGCTAGCAATCTTAGGGATGTTTTAAAAGAAGCTGCTGAAGCTGCTAGCAGGGTTAAGATTTTGGATGAAGGTGACGTTGCGTTTGCAGCTAAGAGCAGGGATCGTAAGCTTCAGAAAAGAGAACTTGGGTTACAAGATCAACTCAGGGGAGCTGAAAACAGAAATGATAAAAATGCTGCCGATGCTATTAGGAAACAATTAGCGGATTTTAATATAGAGAAGTTTGGAACCCAAGAAGCTAAAGATTTAAGAATTCAAGAACGTGAAAATTCGGCATTCTCAGCAGCAAGTCAAATTATAAGCAATGCTGGTATAACAAATCCAAACGTAAAACAAGCTCTTGAAGAGGTCGCTAGAGGGAACGTTGAGTTTACAGACCCAGATGATGGTCTTGAGGTAGCTACAGATGTAAACAAAGCTTTTGAGAAATCATTAAGAGCTAGTGGCACTAATGAAGAAGATATTAAAAACGCACTCGCTCAAACAGATGCCCTGTTTAATATGAAAGACCTAATGATGCAGATTGAGGAGACTAGGATGACTTCTCTAGATATCTCTAGGCAGGAGCAAAAGATGCAAGAGCAGTCTCTAAAGGACGCTAGAGATCAACTCGACATTGACACAAGAAGCGTTAAAATTAGATTGATACGTTTGAATAATGGTATTCAAGAAAGTCGTCAAGCAGCAATGGCACAAAAGGAATTTGAAGCGCAACAGTCTGAGAAAATGGGACTAGGCGAAAAAGCCGCTTTTGCCAGAGAAGATTTTAAAACTATTAAAGATAATAAAAACTTAACTCCAGCAAACGCTCTTGAACAAGCCAGACTAGAAAGCAGCTTTAGAGACAGAATGAAGAAGAAGCTGGTGAAGGATGATAAAACTATTAACTCTGATTTCTTAGATAAAATGGTTGCGTCTTCCGCCCAGTTTAGAGATAACTTCGTATCAGCGTTTGCAGAAGGTATTAAGAGTGTAGATGATCTTGAAGATGCGTTGCTAAATGCGGCTGATCAGTTTTTGAAAGCCATGACCACAAACTTTATCGATAAGTTTATGGATCAAGCTGCGAGTGAAGGTCTTGGGGGTGAAGGTTCTAAAGGTGAAGGCTCTGGAGGCGGAGGGTTTATGGGATTTCTTAAATCTGCTGGTTCATCTATTGCTTCAATCTTTGGCTTCGCTGATGGAGGCAAAGTTCGCGGCGGCTCTGGTAGCCGTGATGACGTTCCAGCCATGCTAATGGGTGGAGAGTACGTCATGAATAAAAAAGCTGTTCAGCGTTATGGGCCGGGATTCATGGAAGCTATAAACTCTGGCTCTCTTCGTGGTTTTGCTAGCGGAGGTCAAGTTAGAGATAGAGAGGGCATGTTTACGACCCCGGGTATGCGCGGCGCTGGAGCTATTGTTGGAATGAAAGACCTTATGTCTTTTGCTACTCAAACCCCAACAGCCTTGGGTAGAGATGATATAAGGTCTGAAGGAGCTTTCTTAGGCGCTGAAAGTGGAAGAATGACCATGTTTGGTCGAAGGAATAATCCTCAATTCAAAAAGGTGCAAGATGCCAAGAGGCAAGCTCTTGGTTTAGTAGCGTCAGAAAGAGAAGCTCACGAACAAGCAAAGAAGCAAGAAGTTAGCTTGGGCGACATGTTAATGTCAGCTGCCATTAGTACTATTGTTAGTTATGGGGTTTCGGAAGGATTAGGAAAATTAGAAGGGGCTGACGGTGAACCTTTAATTGGCAAAGGGATGACGGGACTTATATCGTCTGGAGCAGGTAACTTTGCTGGAGTTAAGCTTACTGATGCCCCCGCTTCTGGTGGGGTGTTTGGAGCTGCGGCATCGAGTGGGGACTTAATGAATATATTTTCAGATCCCAAGGCTGAAAAAGATCCCGAGACCAAGAAAGTGGCTACAGGAGGATTAATTCCCGCTGCTGGAGGAGTTGATACAGTTCCTGCTATGCTTTCAGGTGGAGAGTTCGTCATGAACGCTGCTGCCACAAAGAATATTGGAGCTGGTAATTTACAGGCGTTAAACTCTGGAGCTGGAACTGGTGATAATACCGATCTCGTCGCCAAACTTGATCAGTTAATTACTGCAACCGAGACATCTCAATCTACAGGTGATATCAACATAACAATCAATGGCTCTAATGGCACTGAAAGTCAAACAGGAGGCGAAGATGCTCCAGAAAGAGAAAGAAAATTATCTGAGAGAATTAAAGTCGCCGTTAAACAAGTGATTGCAGATGAACAAAGATTAGGAGGACAACTTAGAAAGTAATGTTTGGATCAAGATTAAATGACGAAGTAGCTGTAAACATAGCTTCGAACCATATTTCTGGTATTAGCTCTGTAGACTTATCATACTCTAATAGCGCAAATATACTCAAACCTTTAGGCTCCAAAAAAGGTTTAACTACTGTCGGCGGGGCAACTCAACAAAAACTTTCTATCTCTAGACATCTCATATACAATGATGTTATTTTAAGTTTTACTGGTTCCAATGCTATGGCTGGTCAAATTGTATACGGGGGGACCGCATATGGCTTTAGTAATGGGTTCTTAGATTCGTATTCTGTCAATTGCGCGGTAGGATCTGTGCCAAAAGTTAACGCTTCTATTTCTATTTTTGATGAAATGGATTCATCCAATGAAACTATAGGAGATTTTAGTTCTAATGAGGTGAGTATTAACATTCCATCTCAAGGATCAATTAGTATAACGTGCGACAATTCTACTACAAATAGGGTTATTGGTTTCGATTACTCCATAAAAGCTAATAGAAAACCTCATTTCTCAATAGGTAGCGAAGCTGCGGTTTCTGTCGAGCTTGTCCCACCTTTGGAGTTCACAGCTCAGGTTCAAATTGAAGTTGATGAAACTGTTCCTGATAATTCCTTTGATTTTTTATCCAACAGAGAAAACAAATCTGTTTCTTTCGATATTGACGGTAGAGGTGGACAGGATATTCAGGCATTGACGATTCCTAATGCCACATTGGTAAGTGAATCTATATCAGCTTCTGATAATGGTTCTGCTATTTTAAATTTAAATTATATTGGTCATGGCTTCTGATTTATTTTACAACAGGGACTCAAATATTTCTGGAGTTACAATTCAGTCTGATTATTCAGGTCTTAGTTTAACTCCCGTCTACGGCTCTAAAGCCTCTTTTAAGTCCAAGAATTTTACATACGAGGTTGATGATTTTCAAATCAACTCCATACCTCACTCAATGAATAGTTTAGAGGTTCAGTATGATGTGCGGTATGACTTAAATGAAGCAAATACCCAGAAACTAGCTGCATTTATCGAGAGTAAAAATGGTAATCAATTGTTTGATTTTAATATAGATAATAGCGGGATTTATAAATCTATGTCTGGGGTGTCTGACAACTATGCGATTAATCATGTCAACAACCAGCATTATGAAGTCGCTGTTTCTTATTCTGTGGATCAGGCTCCAAATTTATTTAATTGGTCTGGGATGAATTTTGTTAATTTAGATTTCCAAAACTATGCTTACTCTACCACTTATGAAAAATTTGATGTTGTTTTCACTGGCATAAGTTCCAATAAACTAAACAACTATTATTACTGTACGGAAACCCACTCATCTTCTGCTGCGAATTCCCCAACGGGGGCTAGCTCAGCATGGTCTCAGAACTTCTTCTTTAAGCCTGATATTGGTTTGCAGAATGATGTCCAATTAAAAAATGAAGTCTTGCAATTTAAAAACTCTT